GGACGGGAAGGAGCGCGCTGACTCAAATATCGCAAAAAGTTTGTATCAAAAAGCGCTCGGGTATTCGCATCCGGAGGACAAAATCTTTATTTGTGATGGCGATCCAGTGATCGTCCCCACTATTAAACACTACCCGCCTGATACAATGGCCGCCAGCCTATGGCTTAGGAACAGGAAGTCTAGCAAGTGGAAGGACAAGACAGAGACAGACGTAAACGTTGCAGGCGAAGGGCTGCGGATCATCATCGGCAAGCCTGATGATGTCGATTAGCACATAGAGTTGACATTATGCTGTAGTGTTAGCAACATATCATTAACCAGGCCATAGAGTTGACATTCTATACAGATTGTAAACTCCCTCCCCTCCCTGGTGTAGGGTAGGGGCAGGGGCACAGAGTGCAAGCTGCAAGCACAGCGCACACGGCCAGGCTGATCGTCTGGCTGGTGCGGACGGGCCCCCCCCCCGGGGGTACCCCCATGCCATCGATCTTGGGACTCCAGTACTTATTGATAATACACCTGACAGCTCAGGCCTGTCATTTTTCATCCCTTTTCCATAAAAATTTTAAAAAATAAAAACTACTTAACAGGAGGCAACTATGGACAACCCCACCACAAACCCCGAAATGACAGGCAACATCGACATTGAAAAACGCTTCACCTATCACGCACCCAAGCCCGGTCAGCCGGAGAAATATGTTTTACTGCGGGACAAAGGGAAGGAACTGGCCTACCTGATTGGCGAACTGTGTCCAGCATCCCGGGAGAAGTCTTTGGCGTTAACAAAGTTGGAAGAAGCCATTATGTGGGCTAATGCGTCCATAGCAAGAAACGAATAAATACGCTTGCAAATTTTAAAAAATAAAATTTTACAACTATATGCGCGTAGGATAGCGGTGTTTGCTAAAGCATAAGAATTGTATCTTAACTTATCGGAGATAGCCACCTAGCCATTAGAGGCAGGTTACTAATATCCCTGCTACCCCTGATAATCTGGACAAACTATTATAATGCTATCCTGCATACGGGCAATTTTACAGAGCTTACCTCCCTCCCTACTTCCCGGCAGGTGCATCCCTCCTCTGTTGCATCTGCCACCCCTCACGGGGCAGGCGTAACAACAATTATCATGGAGCCCTCTAGTGAGGTCTGCCTAGCCAGGTAAATGCGCATTACGGGCATAGGCGGTTAGTGGTGCAATTCCACTTCTCTCCATCAATTTTACAATTACACATATAGTTTACAAAAGCCTTGACACCGAACCTCTATATGCTATATAGTTGGCATATAGGAATTAAGGGGAGGTGTTTATTGTGGGGAGGAAGTTGCCAAAAGTGACAGCATCTGCGGCTAAACTGTTGAAGGTGGCCAATCGCAGGGCCCCGACCGGGCTGCGCAATTACTGCATGATGCTGCTGATGTATCGCGGCGGCATGAGGGTGTCGGAGGTCACAGCAGTCCAGCCCAGCTGGATTAATTGGAAAGACGGCCAGATTCGGGTGTTGGGCAAAGGGAATAAGGATCGGATAATCCCGCTGGAAACATGGGTTATCGATGCCCTTGCAGAGTGGAAAATGATTCGGCCAACGTCGAAGTTCTTCTTTTGCACCTTAGCCGGCGGGGTAGTTAGCCGCCAGTACATTAATATGATGCTGGAACGGTACAGCAAACGAGCAGAAATCCCCAAGGTTAATCCGCATATGCTGAGACATACTTATGCCACTGAATTGATGAACGAGGGGTATAACATCAGGGAAGTGCAGCAGGTATTGGGCCACAGCAGCATAACCACGACCCAGATTTACACGCACGTTAATCCGGTGGAATTAAGGGGCAAGATACAGGCCCGGAGGATTCCGGGATAGTATAGTTATTCTAACTGAATACCGACAAGGGGGCAGCATAACTGCTCTCTTTTTTTATGCCAATTTTGAAGGGTGATGTTTATGGCAGCTAAAAAGCCGTCTCGTGATTGGATAGCACAGCCGAGACAGCAGCGGTTCCTGTGGGAAGTGCTCAAACCAGACGGGGCTGACGAAATTTTGTACGGGGGGGCAGCTGGAGGCGGAAAAACAGATGCCCTGCTGATAGCCTGCATACTTTACTGCCAGGAGTTCGGTGTTAATTCGTTGTTTCTGCGTAAAACATTCCCGCAGCTGGAAGGCAAGCCCATCCCCAGAAGCAAGGAATTAATCCCGAAGTCGGATGCCACTTATTCAGAAACGAAACACAAGTGGACATTTAAGAAGACCGGCGCCGTGCTGCAGTTCGGCAGCCTGGACAAGTCCGGCGACGAGGAGGATTACCAGGGGCATGAGTACGGCCTGATAGCGTGGGACGAATTAACTCACTTTCCGATTCAACCGTATGATTACCTTGTTTCCCGTAACCGCAATATCAAAGGCGGCGTTATCTCTAAGATAGTATCAGGCAGTAACCCTGGATCCCGCGGTCATTCGTGGGTAAAGGCCAGGTGGAAAATAGACGAGATGCCGGCTGAGGTAGCATGGCTGGCAGACCCGACCCCGGCACAAGCAATGGCTGGGGTGACACCCAGGAAGCGGATGTTTATTCCGGCTAAAGTGGAAGACAACAAGATACTAATGGATGCTGACCCTGCTTATAAAGCGAACCTGTTAGGGATGCCTGACCAGCTAAGACGGGCACTGTACGATGGGGACTGGGGGGTTTTTGCCGGGCAAGCTTTCTCCGAGTGGAGAAACTATCCTAACCCCGACAACAAATACACTCATGTAATTAAGCCTTTTGAGATTCCCGCCAACTGGGAACGGTTCACTACCCTTGACTGGGGCTATTCAAAGCCGTTTGCCGTTGGCTGGTATGCCATTGATTTTGATGGCAGGATATATCATTACCGGGAATGGTACGGCTGTGGCGATCCGGATGTCGGCACTAAGATGGACCCGATTGATGTGGCAGCTGGTATTCTGGACCGTGAGCAAGGCGAAGCAAGACCGCGCTGGCGCGTAGGTGACCCGGCGATCTGGGCCAAGCCACAAGTAGGCGGCCCGTCTGTCGGTGAGTTCTTCCAGCGCAAAGGGGTTATGTGGCGCAAGGGCCGGAACAACCGGATCCAGGGCAAGATGCAGGTCCACCACAGACTGAAGTTTGATGAAGAAGGCTATCCCGGATTTTATGTGTTTGATACTTGCCAGCATTTTATCCGGACTATTCCGGATCTTATCCTGGATGACAAGAACCCAGAGGATATTGACACTACCCAGGAGGACCATATTTATGACGCTTTCCGGTATGGGCTAATGGAGCGCATTTATAAAGCTGAGCGGCAGGACAGCCGCCTGATTCAGAACCTTCCTCCGGATCTGGTGAAAGACTTGACGGAAGACCCGGCGGCCCTTGAACATTGGCTGTCAATGCAGAAGGCAGGTGAAGTAACTTGAGTAGAATTGCGGAGATCAAAAAACTAGTTTATCAACTAGACATGAAATATGAGGGGCATGAAAAGCCGATAGATAGCGATTTATACTTTCTGATTAGAAATTTAGCAAAGTATTTATTGGATTCCGATGAGGCGCCGGGGGGTGAATGAAATTAAGATACCAAATCCAATAAAAGCAGTAGGCAAGGCGGTGAAGCGGTTAATGGGCGATGAGGAACAGGTAAAAGAAGATAAGGAATATGCCAAACTAGAAAGCTGGAAGAAGAAGCTTAACGACGCTATGTCTGAGCACGAGGGCTTCCGTACCCAGGCGGCCCAGAACGATGCCCAGTACAACGGGACCAAAACCGTTAAATCATTGAATGGCAGCCTTCCTATGACCAACCGTTTCAGCGATGACGAAGACGCCAGGCAAACACAAAATGCCCGGCAGGTAGTTAATATCACGTTCCAGCTGGTCGAGAGCCAGATAACTATTGATGTCCCGAAACCTGTATTGGAGCCGGTTGAGGGCGAAGACAGCGAAAACAAGAAAATGCTCGAGGGCTCGCTGTGTGCCATAGCCGAGGGGCCGGATCTGGAACGGCTTAATTCTGAGAACGAGAGAATCGCAAAGAAAAACAGCCTGGCTACATTCAAGGTAATATATAATCCTGATTTCAAGTCCCATAAGTACTGCGGCCGGATAGAGACTACCAACCCGCACCCGGTTAACATTATCCCGCAGCCAAATGTTTACCGGATTAAGGATATGGATTATCTGTTTCACATCGAGAACCGCACACTGGATTACATATGCCGGACATACGGCGAAGAATTCAGGGACAAGCTGGAGGACGAGAACACAGAGTTTGGATATCTAGAAGACCTGTCTGAGACATCCTCCCTTACCGCAAGCAAAGGGATGCTTTCGGTGGTGGAGTGCTGGCACAAGGACAAAGATGGCGATGTCTGCCTGTTAACATGGGTTAATGATGTGGTTATAAGGGATGAACCTAAGTTCTTCTATCCCCGCGGCGAAGACGGGGAAATCAGCGAAACAGAAACGCTGGAAGTGGAAACCGGAATCAACCAGGAAACCCAGGAGATTATTACGGAAACAGTTACAGTCCAGCGGCGTATCCCACGGCAGTTCCCGTTTGTCGTATGGTATAACATTCCCCGGGAAAAGAAGTTTCACGGCAAGTCAGACCCGGAGATAATCAGCGATCAGCAGGAAGGCATCAAAAAGATGCTGAGCATTGAAGAAGAAAAGCACATCAAAGGTACTACCAAGATATTTGTTCGCAAGGGCGCCGGCATAGCGGGGAAACTGGACAATGCCTTATCCAAGATTATCGAAGTGGACGATCCCCAGGCAGATGTAAAAGTGGTTGACCTTAAAACCCGGGATAATTCCCTGATAGAAATGTATGGCATTTACCTCCAGGCTGCCAAGGACGCTCTTGGTGTCACTGAGGCCAGCCAGGGCAGATCTGATTCCGGGTCTTTGTCTGGCCGGGCTATTGAACTGCTGGCGCAGAACACTGCCGGCCGGGTATCCGTGAAGGTATTTGAGAAGCACATTGCTTATACTGAACTGTTCCAACTGTACTACGATTTCCTGATAGCTTATTATGATGACCCGCGTCCGTTCCGGTTGACAGACGCCCAGAATAACCCGGTTTTTGGTGTGTTCGATAAATCCAAGCTGCTGAAGAAGGATGACAGCGGGGAATGGTATTATCCCGATTGGGATATCAAGATTCAGGCCGACACGGGCCTACCCCGTGACAAGCGGTTCATCCTGGATGCAGCCAACAACTCTGGCAACCGGATGGACCCGATAGAGTTCTGGATGGTTCTGGATTCCATCGGATT